TCAATAGGTGGCTACTTTACCAGATTCTTTTGTGTCTGTAACGACAGATTGCACGTAGGACAATAACCAAAAACTTTTTCGCCCATCCTTGTATGGCCTTTGGTATCTGCCTTCACGAATCCGAGCGTCTAGAGTTTCAGGTTCGATATTGAGCATGTGTGCAAATTCTTCACGACCAACTCGGCGTTCTTCTTTTGACTGAGCAATACGTTCAGCTACAGCAACAATCTTTTCTAGAATGCTAGCCTCTATTTTAACTATTTGTCCCATTTACTCCTCCTTACTTTCCGCTTTAACTTCTAACTGGATGCCTTCATATGTGCCATCACCCCCACAATTCAGACAGTGTGTATATATGCCTAAACCATCCCCATCAGGACTAAAGTTTTCAGGTAATGAAACATCTATAAATTCAGTACCGCCAATTGGCTTCGTATGAATATGAGGGGCAAGGCCGTAATAGGGGAAAATGCATTCACCGTTCCCGTCATCACAAAAATTACATGTTTTAACTTTTAATCCACTCATCCTTTAGTTCCTCAACTCATTACGTTCTTTCTTCAATTGACGCAAAAGGTTGTGAAGAGTAACGGTTACAGCTTTATCTAAACTTTTAGTTGAATGGAATTCGGCTAGCTGAGAAAGCGCCAAACCAAAAATATGGTATGCAAAGACCTTTGCTGCCTCAGGATTATTCTTGAGAAGCTCTTCAGTACTTGGGCAAATAACTTCTTTAAAAATATGAACCGCTACCTGATCCGGAGTACCTTCAATACTGCTAGGGCTCAAATTAACTTCACCAATAACTTTGCTCATCCTTCAGCTCCCGATTCAATATCCAACTTCATTGCACCTTCATCTGGATATTCGGTCATCCAAAAGTAATAGCCTTTTCCACTGTGGCCATCTTCAAAGAATTTAATTGTTAGTTCAGTATCAAGTTGATCTAAATCTTTCTCACCATCTGGATTTACAAATTCGAGAAGGCTTTTTAGTTGATGACCGCTAAGTGTTATGCTCATTGTTCAGCTCCCGATACGTTTGGCACACTGTGAAAATGCATCCAGTGAGAAGGTGGGTCATTATAATAATTTGCCCATACACTATTTAAATCTTCATCAATAGTCATATAGTCTTGTTCGGGGGTAACATCAGGTGCATCAGCCCAACAAATAAGTACCATTATGTCAGTAGGCGGCCATTCATCATCCATGCTGATCCAAGTTGGCAACACCTGAGCACTGGCGTCATTCCATGCAGCATCCCAAATCAACCAAGCTTCATGACGAGGACTAGTTGGTAAATATCTGTGTCCTGTTAGTGCCTCTTGTCTATCTAGTTGACGTTTTAAACTTTCATAACTGCAATTACATTTTTTGGCATGAAATCTTTCAAAAGCTTCTCTTTTTTTATTTAGATCAATCATTACCTAAGCCCTCAAATATTCTTCTTTAGTCCACTCAACAAACTCTTTATAAAGTTGTTGTGCCGGTTTATTTAATCGATTGTGATAGTCGATCGTTATGCGGCGCCAAGCGACTGGTACCGCATAATGTTTGGTTAGAAACATTGCTTGATCCATGCCTTGCCGGACTATTACGTAGCCCAGCAATTGCAAGTAGTACATAAAACCAAGCATGTGTTTTTGGCTCACTTTCTTGTACTGATCTTTCATATTAGAAACCGTCTCCTAATAGAAAATCAGGCTCTGCTTCTGGTTGAGAAACTGCTGGATTTTCTAATTCATAGCGGCGTTTTCTTATATAGCCCATTAGCTTCGGTTGAATCTGCGGATCTCGTGCAGCCACGTCTATTTCCAAAGCATCTAGCGTTGTAAGGTCTGGTGCAGTTTGGATTTGAACCATTAAAGAGGGTGGCTCATTAGCAGATGCCTTTTCTTTTTCTAGCTCTTCAAGACGTTTGTGAGTGGCGAGAAGGATAGGCTTCATTTGTTCGTCATCCCATGTGCGGGTATAACGATAAACCGCATTTACTTCTGCAGGTGTTTTTGACTCTTTTACACGCTGTAGAAGAGTATCTAGGGTTTGCTGATA